CTTTCCATTCATCACCTGGCGGGTCTAATATTACTGAACCTGCCCAAGTAAAAATATTAAATGGGTTTACATTAACATATCGACTCGCAAATGGTTGCTCTATCATTGTAGTTTCTTGGTATGGTAGAGTAATTAAATCTCCTGTTTTTGTATATTGTGCGTCTGCTCTATCGGCCGCTGTTATCACTGTGCCGTCATCATCAGCTTCAATTAATTTAACTGATTCAGAATTAAACATAGGTCTTACTAAACCAGAAGCCATATCCATAGAAACTTTATAATCTAAATTACCTACGTCACCTATACCATGACCTGTAAAATTATCAACTATAAATCCATTTTTAAATCTATCAAATCCTTCAGCGTCTTGTATTTGTAAACTTTGTGCGCTTGTTTCTAATAAAGATAATTGTGTATAATATTCTACCTTGTCAATTCTTTTTTCTAAACGGCCTATATCTCTCATTGTATATCGTTTATTATCGTGTCTTTGTATTACTAAATCATTCGTGTCTAACGTATAAGCTTTTAAAAATATTGTATATAAGTGCATAGCATTTTCAATGCTTTTTGGTATTGAAGGTTTAACATCACTAGCTCCTTCTACAACTCTAAAAACACCGTCTTTATCTAAAAATATTTTATCTATTCTTGGTAAATAAAATTCAAAATCAGACGTTACATCTGTATTAAATTGAACCAAATCATTTACAGAAGCACCTGAACCAGTATATTGTCTATCTTGTATAGAACTTATTACTGTTGAAGCGTCATCAACACGTGGTCTAAAATCTAAACAATCTCTTAAATCAAATTCTCCACCAGATGTGTCTGACTTGTAAGTAGGTATATCATCATAATCAATTACGCCTGAATACGAGTCAATATCAAAATAATCACCAGAACCATGTGAAAAATAATCAAAGTTAATTAACAATCTTCCTGTAGGTGTTATAGCTCCAGTTTTTAATTTAATTCTACCTATATCATAAAAGTTATCTCTTTGTCCATTATCTAAAGTAAATCTATCTGTAATATTTGTGCCAGAGGTTGTAGCGGCTGTTGCAAAGTTAGCTGACATAAAAACAGAATTGATTTTATAAACATCTGCCTTAGCTAAACCTATTGTACCTGATTGAATTGTAGTTTGACTTGATATTGCAATTGTTGAATTTGAGTTTAATGTTTTTGTTTTTGAACCTGCAACTGAACGTACAACTGTTGCTAATATTTTTATTTTTGCACTGGAATATGATGTCCCAAAATTAAGAGTTAATGTTTTACCTGTAGGAGAACCACCAAGTGTAAAAATAGGAGTGCCTTCTGAATTATTACCTGAAATACTTAAAACATTACCAGCAACTGCTACACCACTTGATGTCATTACTGAAATTGAATAATCTTTTTCAGTTAAACTTGAAAATATTTCATTTGTACCTGCCGTAATTGTAGCAGAACCTGAAGATAGTGTGGCTGTAAAATGTCTTCTTACATTAAAATTAGTATCAGTTAAACCTAAATTTGTTGCCGTTTTTAATGTCTTAATTCTAATATTTGGTAATTTAAATATAGATATATTTTTACTTGAGCCTTGTAATTTACCTCGTCTTCTAACACCTTGTGTTTTTGTTGAGACATCACTAGCGCCTACGGCTTGAGAAAACTCAAAACTATTATTTGAATTAATAGATTCAATTACTCTTGTTACTGAACTACCAGCATCAGTTGTAAAAGTGACTGAATCACCAATTTGTAATTCTGTATTAAATAAAGTACCGAATCCTGTAACTGTTGTACCGCTATTTGCTATAGAAAAACTTCCAAATATTTGATAATTTTCTCCAAAATTTCCAAGAGCTACGTCTGATGTATATGTAGGCGAACCTGACATACCTAATTGTTTTACATTTGTAAAATTAAAAGTATTAGCTCCGTTAAATCCATATCTATTTGATTGAATAACTGCTGTATTACTTGATGTGCCTCCTGTAATTGTTTCTCCTGATATAAATGTTCCAATTACATTATTTAAAACCAACACACCATGTCTTGCAACACCGCCTGAAGTATATGCTGTGACGTTAACAGGATTAACTCCTGAAGCGTCATATAATTCAAACGTATTTGTTGTAGGATTTTTTACTGTAAATACTGTGCTATCAACGACTGCTGCTGAGTCAACTAAAAAGCCTGCACTTAAAAATTGTATTTGCATACCCTCTTTAAAAGAGTGAGTAGCTGAAGTTACAACACCAGGACTTGCTACAGATACGTTTGTAACAACAGCTGATTTAGTTGTTGATAATGTTTGAACAATACCAGTAGCACCTGAAGAGCTTCCTGTTATTTTTTCTCCGTTTGTAAATGATTGTGCTGTAGAGTAATTTAAATGTGTAAACATTTCTATATCAAATAGATAATGCTTATAAACCGCACTTGTTAAAGCAGAACTTGAAAATATATTTGATGTAGCAAAACCACTATTTAATTCAAAACCACGTGACTTAGCACGGCCAATTTGTGGCACTGTTACGCCAACAGTAGATTGTTGCGTGCCTCTCACACTTGTTGGATCATTAAATAAATTTATATTTTTAAATGCTTCAACATCACCTAAAACAAATCCTATATCTGGCGAACCAAAAACATTTGTAACATTTACAAAATTTTCTATGTCAAATCTTGTTTTATTATTATTTTGTGTATTAAATTCTCTAGCCTTATTTACATTTAAAAAAGTTGTACCAATTGTTTCAATTTCATAACCTTTGACATAAGCTTTTCCTGGCGATAAACCAGCGGCCAATTTTGATTCAACACCGCCATTTGCAGCTGTGTAAATACCTCTATTGTTGCCTGATTCTAAATGCTCTCTTATATCTAAATCAAAATCTCTTACTGTATAATCACCTGATTCATCATACGTTCTTCTAGCAAATGTATCCTCTAAAACAGAATATTCTGTGCTTCTAACTTGATTTCGTCTTGAGCCATTTTCTAGTCGTAATAATTCTATAAAATTATTATCACTTGTTGATGATATGGTTCTTTTTGCAAGTATTAAATCAATTTTAAATCTATGAGCTCCTGGTGCATTTGCGTTTGAAGAACCAGCGGCATTATCATTTAAAGTTACATCCTCATTTGAAGTTATAATCGATTCTACAACACTTACACCAATACGATAACTAGGCGTATTTGTATATTTGTCAAGTATAATTGTTTGTGCAGAAGCTTTTACATAAAATCCATTTATATAATAAACACCTTCCTCTATATTTGCGGCTGAACCTGTAGCTGTTGAATTTACAACGGCACTTCCTAAAACTGTTGCACTTAAACCATCAGAAAAAGCTTGTATTGTTTCTGTATTTGAAAATACAAATGATGTATTATTTGTGCCTGTTTTAATATATTTTACAAATAAAGTATCTGGATCTGTACCATCATTTGCTGTTGCGTTTACACACAATGCTCTTACGCCTGATGTAACGCCTCTTAATTCTGTACCAATATAAGATGATACTGAAGCAAATGTTTTTGAAGTAAGTTTAACAGCGTAATAATTTAAATCAAATGCAATTTGGCCAGGTATAACCATTGCACCTTTTTCAAAAATATGATCACCAAATCTTTCAATTTGATTTTGTAATATGGTTTGTGATTGTGTTAATTCTCTTGCTTGAACAGCAAATCCTGGTCTAAAAAGAACACGATAAAACTTTTTTGATTCTGTAAAATCATCAAAGTATGGTGAGAGGTTAAAGTCTGTTGGACTTGGCATAATTCTCCCTAAAACTCAATTACTAATTTAATATTTTCGGTCTGGTCCGCTGCTCTTGTTATTGGTGCTCGATTTTCAATGTATAAAACATCGCCTTTGTGTCTATCTAATTCAGAATCTTTATAACCATTTGTAAATGTAATTTCGTCTGCTGTTTCACTTGCCACAGCACTTGGCGTGCCAGTTGCACCTGAAGTTTGGCCTGTAATTACATTTGCTCCGCTAAACGCTGTACGATTACCATTACTATCAACGCCTTCATCATTAAATCTTGTTTGTATGTAATGTAATATTCTATTTGTTGAATCATATTCTACAACTTTACCTACGGCACCTGTTGTAGCTTGATTTATTTCTTCATCAACTGTAAATGATCCTGGTGCTGGTGAAGAAGCAAAAC